TATAGCCGGCTACTCTCGAACACCTGACCCTAAGCGCGGATTAGAAAACGCAACAACTGGAAAGCCGGCCGGGGTCCTATACGCAAGATGATTGCGCATAGAGGGCTTGACTTGCGGATAAGAACCCTATACCCTGATTAGGACACTGCATCCGAGGGCTCCATGACCGACACCGGCCTCAACATCCCCATGCCCGAGACTTCCGACTTAGGGCCAGCAATGCGCGCGCTCAACGAACGCCAGCGCAAATTCGTAGTGGCTTACTTCCACACTGGCTCGCGCGAGAAGGCCGCATACATCGCGGGCTATGCTGGCGAACTCAATTCGAACCTGATCGGGGTGTCGGCTTATAGCGTGTGGCACAATCCGAAGGTCCAGACCGCCATCAAGGAGTTTGGCGAGCAGAGCGTCCTGGCCGGGCTCGTACCGCTGGCGTTTGCGGCGCTCGAAAGTGCGCTGCAACTTGGCGACAACAAAGACAAGATCACCGCGGCCAAGATCGTGATGGACCGCACCGGCTTCCACGCGAAGTCGGAGGTTATCACCAGCAAGGGAACGCAGACGCGCGAAGATCAGATCAAGGAGATTGTGCGCCTCGCGAAGCTGCAGGGCCTCGATCCGCGCAAGTTGATCGGCGGCGCAGTGGACTTTATTGACGCGGACTACGAAGTGGTTGATAAAGCTGAAGGCGTGAAACGCGCCGCGATGAAGCAACTGACGGCCGACGTGGTGAAGGCAGTTGCGGAACCCGAGAGTTCGAGCGAAGGGCTGGAGGATTTGCTATGAGCAATAACGACCATCTGACGATGACGTGTCCTGACATTTACGGCAAGCTGCTGACATGGTGGTTCAATGACAACTATGCTCCCATGACAGCCAGCGAGATACGCGCTCGACAAGCAATCGAGCTTGCGCGCAGTCCTGGCTTCTACAAGCTGGAGACTGGCGATGAGCTTCGAGCAAAGCACGGACGGACAGACCATTGGGCAGATCGCGGAGACGCTGAAGCTCGCCGCGATATTTCGCGACACTGGTAAGCTCTACACCTTCACGCCGTATCCGAAGCAACGAGAGTTCTTCAATCTACTGAAGCCCGAGCGGATGCTGCGCGCCGGCAACCAAGAGGGCAAGACGTACGCGGCGGCTTACGAAGTCGCCGTGCACATGACGGGCATCTACCCGCCGTGGTGGGAAGGCTATCGCTTTCACAAGCCGATCCGCGTATGGATCGCAGGCGTGACCGCGCCGCTAGTGCGCGATGCTCCGCAATCGTTGTTACTCGGTGACGCAGCGAAGGGCGACGAAGCGCTCGGCACCGGTTTCGTTCCAAAGGAACTGATCGACGGCAAGCCGACCGCCTCGCGCTCGGCCACGAACGCTGTTGACACGTTCAAGGTGAAACACGTCAGCGGCGGCATCAGCACCGCAACCTTCAAGTCGTACGAGCAGGGCCGCGAGAAATTCCAGTCCGAGCCCGTTGATCTCCTGTGGCTAGACGAGGAGCCCGACGAAGATATCTACTCGGAGTGCCTGACGCGCACTACCGCGACGAACGGCATCATCCTCCTAACGTACACACCGCTGAAAGGCATGACGCCGCTGACGCGCCGCTTCATGAAGGAGAAGCCGCCGACAACTGGCGAAGTGCACATGACGATCTACGACGCGCTGCACATCAAGCCAGAGGATCGCGACGCAAAGATCAAGGCTTGGCCCGAGCACGAGCGCGAAGCGCGCGCAATGGGAATGCCGTTCCTCGGCAGCAACGCAGTGTTCGAGGAAGTGACGAAGAAGATGATCGAGGTTCCGCTGCGCGTGATTGATGGCGTTGTGCATCACAAGGAACTCGGCCCGCTCAACACAAGCCATTGGGTGAAGCTGTGGGGCATGGACTTCGGCATCGGGCATCCATGGGCCGCTGTGCTCCTGGCGTGGGATCGCGAGTACGACGTGATCTATGTGCTCGACGCTGTGAAGCAAAAGGGCGGCATCCCTAAGACACACGCGCCCGAGATCAAGCGCCGCGCTGCTCGCGTTCCTATCGCTTGGCCGCACGACGGCCAGCAACGAGACAAGGGCTCGGGTGAGCAGCTTGCGAAAATCTACAAGAAGGAAGGGCTAAACATGCTCGCGGAGCACGCCACGTTCCCCGATGGCGGCTACAGCTTCGAGGCGGGCCTGATGGAAATGCTCGTGAGGATGCGCAGTGAGCGTTTCAAGGTAGCTGATCACCTTGTCGAGTGGTGGGACGAGTTCCACAGCTACTACCGAGAGAAGGGCCTCGTTGTGAAAGAGTACGACGATATCATGTCGGCTACGCGCGTCGGCGTTATGCAGATACGTAGCGCCAAGGCAGTCGCGCTCGGAGACGCGAAACCCGAGGCAAAGCGCGTCGGCCCTGCGATGTGCCGGGATGTTGACTTCGATCTCTCTTAGCAATATAATTTCAACTCGGCCCCTATTAGGGATTGGAAACCATGCTATCGAGCAAAAACGCGATGCTGTCCCAAAGCGGGCAGGACTTGGGGTTGGGCGACCAGCTAAAAGCCCAGGTTGAAAGCGAAGTGCAGCAGCGCAAGAAGAAGCTGATGCAGACCGCCGGGCTTGGCATGGCCCCGAGCGGCGTAATGGGACAGGCGGCATCAGCCCTTGGCTTGGGCGGAGGCATCAATGGCTAACGACCCTGGCAGCTTCAACGTCGGCGGCTTGATCCAACAGGACCCGCGCGAGGTAATGATCGTTGAGGAGAGCTTGCGCGAGTTCTCCCAAATGCAAACTTGGCGCGCGACGTTCGCGAGCCATTGGGAGGAATGCGCGGAGTTGATCGACCCGCCGTCGCGCAACACGTTCTACTTCGGCAACTTCAACTGGCCCGGCCAGAAGAAAACCGACCGCCAGATCGACAGCACCGGCATGATGGCGAACCAGCGGTTCGGCGCGATCATGGATAGCCTACTGACACCACGCAATATGTTTTGGCACGGCCTCGAAGCCGACAATGATTACGTGAACAAGCAACGCGGCGTGAAGCTCTACTTCGAGCAGGTGACGAAAGCCTTGTTCAAGCATCGCTATCGCCCGGCCGCGAACTTCAGCGCGCAGAACCAGGGCCAGTACCAGAGCCTCGGCGCGTACGGCACCGGCGGCGTGTTCATTGACAAGTTCGATACGAGCCTCGGCGGCTCGCCGGGCCTGCGCTACAAGAACGTGCCGCTCGGGGAAATCTTCCTGCGCGAGAACCATCAGGGCCTCGTGGATGGCTTCATTCGCTGGTTCCGCTTGACTGCCGAACAGATTTACCAGAAGTGGCCCGACAAGTTCCCCGATATGATGCGCACTTCGCTGGAGCAGAAGTCGCGCATGTACTTCGATTTCATCCACCGCGTCGTGCCGCGCACGGACTACGATCCGCAGCGCCTCGATCACCGCGGTATGCCGTGGGCGAGCTACTATATCAGTCTCGACGCGAAATGCCTCATGGGCGAAGGCGGCTTCCGCACGATGCCGATGGCGATCTCGCGCTACGTCCAGACTGCCGGCGAAATCTACGGGCGCGGCCCGGCGATGTTCGTGCTGCCAGCGCTGAAAACCCTCAACGCGGAGAAGCGCACATTCCTGAAGCAAGGCCACCGCGCCGCCGATCCTGTGCTGTTCACCAGCGACGATGGCGTTGTGGATGCGAGCCTGCGACCGGGCGCGCTCAACAAGGGCGGTGTTAACAGTGACGGCAAGCTGCTCGTGGCCGCGCTGCCCACTGGCAACATTCAAATTACCGAGGAAATGATGCAAGAGGAGAAGGCGCTGATCAACGACGCTTTCCTCGTCACGCTGTTCCAAATCCTCACGGAGACGCCGCAGATGACGGCGACTGAAGTGATCGAGCGCACGAATGAGAAGGGCATCCTGCTCGCGCCGACTGTCGGCCGCCAACAGAGCGAATACCTCGGCCCGATGATCGACCGTGAGATCGCACTCCTGGCCGAGCAGCGCCTCATTCCGCCAATGCCAGATGTGCTGCACGAAGCGCAGGGCGAGTACAACGTGGTCTACACGAGCCCGATTTCCCGAGCGATGCGCGCCCAGGAAGCGGCCGGTTTCATCCGTAGCGTCGAGGTTGCGAAGGAGATCGTGAACATCACGAGTGACCCGAGCTATCTCGACCCCTTCGATTTCGATACGGCGATGCCCGCTATCGCGGAGATCAACGGCACGCCGGCTTCGTGGATGGCTGATGACAAGAAGATCGCGGCAAAGCGCCAGCAGCGCGCGGCGATGATGGAACGTCAACAGCAGATACAGGAAGCCCCGGCGAAGGCCGCCATGATCAAGGCGACTGCCATGGCGCAGAAGCAAGGCGGCGCTCCCGGCCAGTTGCCGGCCGAGGGAGGCAAGCCGCTGCAGGATCAAGTCTTAGGAGGGTAGCATGTTCGTAAAGCTCACGGCTGTAAGCGACAGTCGCCAGCGCACTGTCAACACGGACCAAATCGTGTGGATGGAGCCGCAGGCAAACGAAACCCGAGTGGTGACAACGGCTGGCGTGCTGGTGGTCAAGGAAGGAATGGACTTGATCGCGGGCTATGTGAACATCAAGGAGGGCAAGAATGGCAAGCGATAGGTGGCAGCGTGCGCTTGACTTCATGAAGTGGCGCAAACAGAGCTATCAGGTGAACCTGCAGATGGCAGATGGACGTTTGTGGCTCGACGATCTCGCGCGGTTCTGCCGCGCCAACGAAACGTGCGTGGTGCCCGGTGATCGGGACCGCTCGTTGGTTTTGGAAGGACGCCGCGAAGTGTGGCTCCGTATCCAGAACCACCTCAACCTGACCCCCGAGCAGCTAATGGTGCTGTACGCAGGGCCAGAGATCAACGCAGAGAAGTAGGAGAGTAACATGGCTGACAACATCCCCGCCGGTGACGGCGACAAGGGTGGCCCGCAGAGTGGAGGCACCCCCTGGCATCAGGGCTATGAAGGCGTCGATGCCGAAATGATTGGCCACTGGCAGAACAAGGGCGTGGATGCGAGTGATCCGAAGAAGATCGCGGTCGCAATGTCCAAGTTCCATCGTGACGCTGAGAAGCTGATCGGCGTTCGCGCAGACCACGATCTCTTGCCGGTGCCGAAGGCTCCTGACAAGGGCGACTGGAATGCCGTGTGGACGAAACTCGGCAAGCCCGCGAAGGAGGACGAGTACGATTTTGCGTCGGTGAACTTCGCGAATGGCACGAAGTTGGACGACAACTTCGTGCAATCAATGCGGACTGCAGCGTACAAGGCCAATCTGCCGAAGGGTGCAGCGACCGAAATGGTCAAGGCGTTCGTCGGCTTCATGGATGGTCAGGACAGTCGTGATGCTGGCGCTGTCGCGGACAAGATCAAGGAGGAGCGTGCTGCGCTCGCCAAGGATTGGGGCACAACGCCGGAAGGCTTGACGCAATCTCCGCACATGACGATGGCAAAACAAGCCGCAGCCGCGCTCGGCGTGGATGTGGAAGCTGTGAACGCGCTCGAAAAGGGCGTGGGCTATGCCGCTGTCATGCGAATGTTCCGCAACATCGCCGGCAAGATCGGTGAGGACAAATGGTTCTCGGGCGACAAGTCGGGCCAGGGGCTCAACGGTGTGCTCACTACCGAACAGGCTATCGCGCGCAAGTCCACTCTGAAGGCGGACCCGGCGTGGGTGACGAAGTTCTTGTCTGGTGATGCCGAAGCTCGACGCGAAATGGCGAGCCTCGATCAGATCATCGTCGCCGCGAACCAGCGCTAGACCACTACCTTGCCGCGAGCGAAAGCCATGATCAACTCGAAGCACGCTCGCGGCAAATTCTCGAAGGCCGAGGTTGACTACAGCCGCGGCATGGGAGAAACCCGCTGCAAGAATTGCACACACTACATGGGCAACCATGTGTGCGAGCTTGTAGCGGGCGATATCGACCCCGAATACTGGTGTAAGAAGTTCCAAAAACGGGGCACTTGACAGCAACATTATTTCCAGCATATACTGCGTTTGCATCCTCGGCGTTGGCCCCCGCCCCGCTCGCAGGCTTCGCCCCCGGCTCGCGCAGGGGGCGGTCGCGGGCAGGCCACGGCGAGCGCGACCTTCCGTCAGCCCCCCGCGGCGGCGGGGCGCGGGCCGCGCCGGGGATGCACCTATCCTTTCACAACCCATTCGTGGGCGGAAGGAACCCGGCCCCCGTAAGGACAAGGCACCAGACCCTCAACCCATTTGAGATAGGTGCCATCATGGCTACCGGTTCCGTTGACGCGGGCCTCGTCCCGCTCTATACCACGCAGTTCTCGACCGCTCTCGAACTCCTGCTTCAGCAGATGGGTTCCAAGCTTCGCGGTCGCACGCGCGAGGGCTACCACGTCGGCAAGATGGCGTCGCCTGTCAATCAGGTTGGCTCTATCGCGCTGAAGGCCCCCGCCGGCCGCTTCGCTCCCAAGAACCGCACGGACGCCGAGTTCGTTCGTCGGTGGGTGTTCCCACAGTTCGGTGAGATCGACCAGTTGATCGACAGCTTCGACGAACTGCAGACCATCGTGGACCCGAAGTCGCAGTACGTGACCAATGCCGGCAACGCGGTCGGCCGCGCGTGGGATGACTGCATCATCCTCAACGCCACGGCGAACGCCAGCATCGGCCAAGACGCGGGCTCGCTGACTACCGAGAGCTTCGATACCTCGAAGTTCCAGATCAGCGTTTCGTTCGGAGCTTCGGCTGCGAATGGTCTGTCCGTCGCCAAGCTGATCGAGGCGCAGCGGCTTTTCCTGCACTACCACAACGATCTCGACGCCGACGCGCTGACGCTGGTGATCGGCTCGCAGCAGCACTCCGACCTGCTCAATCAGGTGGAAGTGGTGTCCACCGAGTACAATGAGCGGCCCGTCCTTGTGGATGGTCGCGTGAAGCGCTTCCTCGGCTTCGATATCGTCGCCTCGGAGCGCCTGCCCTACAACGTCGGCGCATCGAACCAGCGCGGCGTCCTGGCCTTCGTCAAGTCGGGGCTGTACCTCGGCATGTGGAAGGACACGGAGAACCGCGTTTCAATCCGCAACGACTTGTCGAGCGAGCCGTGGGACCTGCATACCGCTGTCGGCTATGGCGTGACCCGCCTGCAGGCCGGCAAGGTTCTGCAAATCCTGTGCTCCGACAGCACCGGTGCGGATATCACCGCCTAACACGGAGGTAGCAAGGGCCTCGCGGGCGACTGCGAAGTCACGTAGACCGGGGAAACTCCCGCAGTTTCCCCGGCCAGCACATCCCCAGAGATCACAGGAGTTTCCAATGACCGCAGAAGTTCTTTCCTCGAACGCCGTTACCAACCTCGACGCGCAGCCAATTGTGGTTCCCACGTCGGGCGAGGGCGCGTGCGGCGACAGCATGGGCCAGCAGGATCAGGTGGCGCATACCAGCGCCTTCGGTTCGGCCCTGAAAAACTCGTCTCGCCAGTCGCGCTTTCCGATGGCGGCCAAAGTGAAGCACGTCTATATCTACACGAAGGGCCTCGACAGCAATGCGAGCGCGACCCTGACGCTGGATATCAACGTGGCCTTCTCCGACAGCACCACGGACGGCACGCAGAGCGCCGCGCAGGGCAACATCCCGGCGTCCTCGCTCGACGGCGCGATTACTACGCCCTCGACGTATTCGAGCGCGAACAAGATGTTCGGCTCGGGCTACGCCTGCTCGAACTCGGGCGCGGTGAAGTACACCGAAGTCACCTACAGCAACACCTACACCCCGGCGTTCGCTCTCCAGCCGATGTGGGCTGTGCTCGGCGGCACTGGTGCGGCCACGGCTGCGCCGTACACCGCTGGCGGCGGCTTCAACCAACAGTCCACTGGCCAGAAGGACGCCCCTCCGGGTTTCTGGGACATGCTGGTGGTGGTTGCCGCGACCGCGGCGACTGCGGCAACCGGTAACATCGGCACCGAAGTCGATTACGTGATGTAGCGAACTCGCGGCGCGAGCGTCTCGGGCGGATCGGCCAGCCCTCCCTCCAAGACGCTCGACACCTCGCTCGCGCCGCGGGCCTCTCTTTTGGAGGGTCAAATGGCTCTGATCGCAATCGCTGTTACACTCGGAACTCCCAACTCGGCCGGACAGGTGCCAATCACCGTCTCGGACCTTGCAGCGGAGATCGCGCAGGCGGTGACAGATACGACCGCCCTGGCGGCTGTGATCACCACGGTACAGACTGACGCCGCAACGGCTGATACCGACGCGGCGACTGTCGTTACTGACACGACCAACGCGGACACGGACGCCGGCACCGTTGTCACGGACATAGCCACCACCGGCACCGATTTCGACACGTTCGCGGCTGCGCTGATCGCTATCACTGGCGACACGTACAACAGCACGACCAAACAGTTCACGTACGGCGGCGCTACGGGCCTCACCCACGCGCAGATTGCCGGCGCGCTCGGCACTGATCTCAACGCGATTGGCGCTGCCATCGTGGCCGCTGCCACAGCCGCCGCGACGGCCAAGACCGCGACCGCTGCTGCTGTTACTGCGGCCGGAACTGCCAAGACGGCTACTGCATTGACAGTGACCGACGCAACTCCGCTCTCGACCGCCACCATTGCTGCAGACCATACGGCTGCGCAGGCGATCATCGCGAGCGCCAATGTGTTCATCCAAAGCGACGGCTCTGTCGTTACGAACGTCGCGCTCCTCAATGGCGCGCTCGTCAGCGCTTTGACTTTCGTGCGTGACAGCGCTATTATTCCGACGTAGGAGATTATCCCATGGCTGACTATTTCTACGCAGTGGCACGAGGCAAGGGCGCACGTCCCCAGGACGTTGTTGTCGGCACCTCGACCGCGAGCAGCGACGTGGAACTCCACGTCTCGACCACGAACAGCGTGACGCGAAAGGACGTTCTGATTGCTATCGAGGCGATCAAGAACTTCATCCTCTCAAACGGCGTTGGAACCACGACCGGCCCCGGCGTCGATCTCCCTGTCAACTAAGGAGGCGACGATGGCTACCGGAACTGATGCCTACTTGGCGTCGAATGTCAGCGCCACCACCGCGGCCTTTCCGCTGAAGGGCGGTCGGTACGTGATGAACGTGACAGCCACGTTTGGCGGCGGCACGGTGAAGCTCGAAATGCTGGCCGGCGACGGAGCGTCGTGGGTGACGCCCATGAACATCGCGGGCAATGCCAACAGCTTCACTGCCGCGGGTTCGCAGGCGCTCGATTTGCCAGCCGGGCAGTATCGGGTGAACGTGGCGACTGCCACTGCCGTTTACGCTGTGATTGCGCGGGTGCTGCCGTAGCGGCCCGCAGTAGGAGCCGATTATGAGCACGAGCCCCGCCCTGAAAACCAACGTCGATATCGCGAACCGTGCGCTTCAGCATTGCGGCGCAACTGGCATCACGAGCCTCGACGACAATGACAAGAACGCGGCTGAAGTCAAGAAATGCCTCGATAGCTTGCGTCAGGCCGAGCTTCGAGACAACGTGTGGACGTTCGCGTGTAAGCGCGCAGTCCTGTACCCAATCAACACGCCGATCAGCGGCGCTCCATTCGGCACCACCGCGCAGCCGACGCTTCTGCTCAACCCGAGTGAATGGAACGCAGGCCGACAGTACCCGTTCGGCTACATCGTACAGCACAATGGCACCTACTGGTGCAACAATGCGCTGTCCAGCGTGGGGCAAGAGCCCGGCCTCGACGCAACTACGAATTGGGATGTGTACTTTGGCAGCGTTTGCGTGAATGCTTGGGGCGATCCTACTGGCGATGTTCCGCCCGATGGCGTCACCACCATTGGCTATTTCGTGGGCGATCTCGTGTACGTCGGATCGCAGGTGTTCGTGTCCCTGCAGAATAGCAATGTGGCCTCGCCGCTCGATCCTGATGCGTGGTCGAGCACAGTCGTTTACAGTGAGGGGCAAACCGTCGCGGATGCCGATGGATGGGAATGGCGCTCGTTCACGAACAACAACATCGGTGCGCAACCCGGTGTCTATGGCATGTGGTCGAGTGCGCCAACCTACAGTGTTGGATCGTACGTTATCGGCAGCGACCGTGTGCTCTATAAGGCGCTCGTCTCGAACTCGAACCACAATCCCGCTAGTGGCGCGAGCCCGACACAATGGAGCGCAGTTGGCGCTCCCGGTTCTTGGCCGCTGTGGGAAAATGCACGCACGTACGCGGAGAACGATTACGTCGCTGGCACCGATGGACAGGTGTATCAGGCGGTCCAGGGCAGCAACACGAACCATCAGCCTGTCGGCGCGACCTACAATCCGAACACGCCAGCCACGAACTGGTGGGTTCCGGTGGGCATCACCGTGCCGTGGTACGCGAACTTCGGTGCGGGCGCGAGCAACGGCGCATGGCTCGGCATTGACGCTTCGCTCGACCCGATCAACATCATGTACCCCATTGGCACCGGCCCGAGCATTCAAACGCAGAACAAGAACATCTTCTTCCTGCCAAACGGGCATCTGCGCGAAGCGCCGCAGGAGCCGAAGGCGGGCAGTGTCTCGTTCCTCGGCGCTCCTACTGGCCGCATGTACGACGATTGGGAGTTCAACGGTAATTTCATAATCAGCCAGTCGCCGTTTCCGATCATCTATCGTTTCGTCGCGGACGTATCGCAGGTTCCGCAGATGGACGCGATGTTCAAGGAAGCGTGGGCGGCGCGCATCGGCCTCGAAGTGTGCGAACCGCTGACGCAGGCGACGGCGAAGATCGCGACTATTGAGCGCCAGTACAAGCGCTTCATGGATCGCGCCAAGACGACAAATGGTATCGAGCAGGGTCCAACGGAAGCTCCCGAGGACGACTACATTACCTGCCGGATATAGGTGGGCCATGGCTGACGCATCTTTCGTTCAAGATCGGTTCACTGGTGGAGAGTGGTCCAAGTTCTCGCAAGGGCGGATCACCGACCAGCGCTATCGCACTGCCATGCAGGTGTGCCTCAACGGTGTGCCGATGGAGGAAGGCGCTTGGGCACGTCGCCCTGGAACTGCGTTTCTCCAGACCACGCGCAGCGGCGCATACGGGCGCGTGCTGCCATTCGACTTCAACGACACGACGCCTTTCAACATCGAAATTACACAAGACCATCTTCGCCTGTTCGCCGGCCGCAGTCTCGTGTTCGATAGCGTCAGCGACGTTGTGAATGTCAGCGACCAGAACCCCGCTATCGTCTCGATCAGCGGCGGTGTCTCGTGGGCAACTGGCGATCAGGTGCAGTTCTTGTTCTCCGCGGGCGCGGGCGTCTCCAATGGCGCGGTCCTGCGCAATCGCGTGCTCGCGATCACCATCCTCAATGACAACCAATTCACGCTCACGGACCCGATCACCGGCATCGCTGTCAATGGCGCTGACGTTGATTGGGACCCGTCGCAGGTGCAGGCGCAAGTGGCGCGCGTTCTCGACTTTACCACAGCGTACCAGAGCGGCGACCTGCCACTCGTGCGCCGGGTGCAGGCGGCGGGCGTGGGCGTGAACCAATCTGACGTAGCGATCCTCCTTAGCCCGAAGTACGAGCCGAACCTGCTCGTTGCCACTGTAAACGCGAACTCCCCGACGTTCTCTACCTTCAGTTACAGCCCCCTGGCCTTTCAGGACGGTCCCTATCTCGATCCTCCGAGCGGCGCATCGCTGACGATCAGTGGCACGACAAGCCCGGTGACTGTCACTATCGGCTATCAGGCGTGGAGCAGCACGACCGCGTACCTGATCGGTGACTTCGTGACATTCAGCGGCGCGATCTATCAGTCGCAGACTGAAGGGAACATCAACAACACGCCGAATACGAGCCCTGCCAACTGGACGCAGGTGAACAACGGCGCGGCCGTTGGGCCGAATGGTTTCCAGTCTACCGACGTGGGCCGCATCATGCGTATGCTGTCGGAACCTTCGGATTGGAACCCTGGCGCTGGCTACAGCCCTGGCCAAGCGGTGAAGTACAATGGCGTCTATTACTATGCGCAGCAGAGCAATGCGGGAGCGCAGCCTGACGTAAGCCTCGATAGCTGGATACCGACCACGAGCACGACAATCGCGACGTGGGTGTGGGGTCGCATCAGTGCGGTAAACGCCAGCAATCAAGCGGTAGTGACGCTGCTCGGATCGCAGCAATCGCTCCTCTACAACATCCCGATCAACACATTCCGCGTGGGCGTTTACAGCAACACGACTGGCTGGCCCGCGTGCGGCGCGTACTATCAGGGCCGCTTGTGGCTCGGTGGCGTGGTGCCGAACCGTTTCGATGCGAGCGTATCGAATGATCCATTCAATTTCGCCCCGACCGCTGGCGACGGCGCGATTGGTGACGCGAATGCTATTGCTGAATACTTCAACAGCGACGAGAAGAACACGATCTACTGGATGGAGCCTACGGGAAGTGGCCTTTTGTGCGGGACCAAAAAGGGCGAATGGCTGATCGCGGCCAGTAATCTGAAGGACCCAATCACGCCGACTAGCGTGCAGGCGGATCGTGTGACGCAAGTTGGGTGCGCGAACGTTCTGCCGGCGCATACTCCGCTGACGCTCGTTGTCGTGCAGCGGTTTCAGCGCTTGATGTTCGAGCTTTTCCCTGACTTGTTCTCGGGCAAGCTCACCGCGCCGAACCTCAACAAGGATAGCAAGCATCTGACGACGGCTGGCGTGGCCGAACTCGCTTACCAGTCGGAACTCGCGCCTATCGTGTGGGGTCGCAAGAATGACGGCTCGCTGATCGGTTGGACTTATCGACGCACGACCGCGCAGTCCGCGGCCCCGCCGGAAATGGTGGGCGGCTTCCGTGTAACCCTCGGCAGCGGTCGCACACTTACCAGCGTGTGCGTTAGCTCGACGCCGAGCACGACCAGCGATGCCGCTCTCATGGTGACGGTAGACGTGAATGGCGTGCACCACGTTGAGCAACTGACGCGGCTGCTCGATCCCGAGGACCCGCTGACGGCATCGTGGTTCGTGGATGACGCCGTGACGCCGAGCGGCATGATCACTGACAGCACTGGCGTCACGTTCACTGGCTTGTGGCACCTCAACGGTAAGACGATCAGCGCCGTCGTGGGCGGCCTCGATCTTGGCGATTATCAGATTGCGAATGGGCAGGTTCATATCCCGTACCAGGGCTTCTTTACATTCGACTTCTTGCAGAGCCTCAACGGCGGGGACTACGGCGATCTCGCCACCACTGTCAATACAACGGCCACGACTGCCGCGGGTTCCGTCACGCGCCCGATGACGATCACGAAATTTCAGGACCCGAGCCACGGCGATACGGTGAACCCGAACATCATCAAAATGGACTTCGCGAACTTCTCGGGATGGATGCAGGGTAGCAGCGCCGGCCTCCACAAGGTGAGCTTGCAGAACTTCACTGAAACGGCATTTGTGAATTACGCGACCGTAGCGGCCAGCGGCGGCGGTGCCGGCATGGATATCACGACGGCGGACTGGCTCGTTGGCCTTGACGGCTTTATCTACAGCGCGCAGGTTGGTTCCAATCAGTCGCCGTGGATCAAGATCAACCCTAGCACATCAACCATTGTCGCCAGCTATGGTGTCAACTCGACATTCTGGAGCGGTGGCTCGACCGGGTTCGGCCGCCCGCACTCCATGAGTAGCGTGCAAGTTGGCGGCGTGAACTATGTGGTCGCGCTCAACGAAGTGGCGGCTTTCCAGCGCACGATCAACTGGCTAAACGCCGACACGATGCAGTACATCGGTGACGCGAATGGCGGTCGCTTCGATATCGAGGAAGGATGGGGCGGCATCATCGTTCGTGGCCCGAGTGGTCCGTCTAGCGCGACCGTGTATTGCGTCAGTGCGCCACAGACCCTCAATTCCGGCCCCGACCATGTAACGATCTATCAGTCCTCGATCAATGGGAACGGCGAAGCTACCACGAGCGCGGTCGGCGTAATCCACGCGAGCGACATTGACCCGCAGTGGACGAACATCAACGGCATCAGTTTTGCGTTCGATGAAAAGGACGGCAATCTGCTAGTGACGTTCACCTCGGGCTCGTTCCCTGTCAGGGCACTCAATCATCCGAACTACATCGCCAAGCTGCGCGCGAGTGACTTCTCCATCGTGTGGAAGGTTGCGCTAGGGTCGGTCCCTGCGCTCATAAATTCGAGCCGCGCCGCACATAGTGTTCTATCGTGGATTGGCGAAAGTTCGTCGCCGGGCAATCGCTACATCTATTCGCTCAACACGGTGGACGGCAGCTACACGCGGTTCATCGTCAACAACACGAGCGGTAATTCGTTGAGCGACGATACGACTGGCATCGTCTATGCCTTCGCCAGCTATGCCAAGACGGGCGACGCCAACAGCCCCAACGTTGGGCCGAACACGCCTGCTACATTCTCGGGCTTCGCTGCGCTCACCGCTGGCAATATTTTCCAGGGTTCTACTACGAGCACGTCGAGCATGACGGTCCCGGCCGTTCTCGGTTTCACCTACACATCGCAGGGCCAGATCGTGCGGCCAGCGCTGCCAGCGGAAGCGGGCGCGCAGAATGGCCCTGCGCAGGGCAAGACGCGCCGGTCACATATGTTCTCCCTGCTCGCTGCAGCCGCAATTTATGGCTCGATCTCTATGGGAACCGTGTTCGGAAAGTTGCGGCCCGTCAACTTCAAACAGCCGAATGAGCAGCCATACGACACTAAGACCTTGTTTTCCGGCGTGCATTGGGGTACACTGGAAGATAATTACAGCTTCGAGGGCGGGCTAGCGTGGGAGATTACGCGCCCACTCCCGGCGTCGATCTCGTCGGTCGGCGGCTTCATCAACACGCAGGATCGCTAACATGGCCGGTTTTCCCATGCCCGATTTCGGCTCCATTGGCAGCGCCATTGGAGACTTCGCCGCTGCATCCGCTGATCTCGGGATGCAGCAGGGCTACTACCAATCGGCGCGGAAGTACACGCAAGCTGGTAACATGGAAGCTGCGAACGCGCGTATCTCGCGCGCCAGTGGCGAAATCCAAAAGCTGCAGGAAGCTCGCGAGCTATACAAGGTGAACAGCGCCACCGTGGCCGCCGCGGGCGGAGCGGGCCTTTCGACGGCCGGCAGTATGAGGGATATCCTGCGGTCGAGCACGTCGCAGGGCATGTTGCGCCAAGCTCTCACTGCGGCCCAGGAACAGACCGATATCAACTCGCACAACGCGCAGTCCACCGCTTACTATGCAGAAGCCGATCAGGCCACGCTGCAGGGCAACGCGGCCGGCGCGAAATCTGGAGCCGATACCATGGCAGGCATCACCGGCATCATGGGCGCGGTTGGCTCTATGGCAATGATGGCGTTCCTCTAGGAGTGAACCATGCCAAATATTCCCTCCTACGATCTCCCCGCAGAACAGTCGCGCGTTGTTCCACGCTCGGAAGGTGCGACGGCGACAATGCGCGCCGGCCGCATTCTTCAGGAAACAGCGCGTTCTGTTGGCGACATGCAGTTGCAGGGCGCGAGGCAGCTTGCCGCTGGCATCGCGAAGGCCGGCAATCTGGTTGATGACTACGTGACGCAGAGCGATATCAGCAGCGCAGCGCAGGAGCACACTCGCATCACCGCGCAAGCCTCGAAGGACTTGCCCGGCCTAATCGCGAACTCGAAGGACCCTGTTAAGGCGGTGCAGGACTACTACGACAACACGTACGCGCCGGCCGTGCAGAAGATCAACGACAACATGAGCACGAAGCGCGGTCGTATGTGGGCGGCCGAGCATTCGCAGGCTGGTGCACAAGCCTTCATGCGAACCGGCTTGGCCGAGGCTGCAACAGTTGCCGGCGCTCGCGCAATCGAGAGCTTCAATACGAGCGTGAACAACCTTGCCGAAGCGGCGCGCAACGATCCGCACAATCTTCAGAGCTATATCGACCAGGGCAATAGCTTGATCGACGGCATGAAAGGCACGTTGACGCCCGCGCAACAGGCGCAAGTCGAGCTTCACCGCAATAAGGTGTCGCAGCAACTCACGATCAGCGCCGGCCACGCGCTGGCTGACCAAAACCCGACGCAGTTCATGAAAGATTTGGACGCAGGTTGGGGTAAGGGCGTGCTCGACGAGCAGCATCGCGACGCGCTGCACCACTACGCGCAGTACACACAGAAACGTCAAGGCCGCATCGCCAAAGGCAACAGCACCGGCACGGTAGCCGACTGGATCAACGGCAAGTACGATAGCGAAAGCGGCCAAGATCGCGAAATTACTCCACAAGATATTGGCTCGATCATCAATAACCCGAATGTGTTGCCCGAGGACAAGCAAAGCATTCAGCGCTTCGGCGTTACGATGAACCATATCCAGACGTGGATGCAGGAGCACAAGGTAAAGGGCCGCGGTGTGCCGCAGGGCGACGCCGCCGCGGAGCTTGATCTCCGCCATCGGCTCGCGGACCCCAACAATCCCACGACAATCGACCAGATTACCGACGCGCTGGAGCAATACGGGCGCAATCCTAACCATGGAGTGAGCCCGGCGAAGGCAATGGCTATCGCGAAGATGATCAAGCCGACGAAAGCGATGGACCTGAAGAAGCTGATGGATGATCCGATCCTGAAGGGCGAACTCGACCGCGCCGACACGATCATCAGCGGCAATGCGCAGGGTGATCCGAAAACCAATCCGGCTATCAAGGGCAAGATAGACGATTTTCGGCTGGAGACGATGCGCACTTTGCAGGACGCGCTCTCGCGTGGAGAGAACATCCGTGAATACCTCGATCCGAAGAACCCCAAGTATCTGTTCGTACCCGAGCGCATTCAGCAATACCGGCCGAGCGACAAGGAACGTAGCAGCGGCGTGTTGAACCGGCCGCCGACAGTGATGCAGAACCCCAATGACAGCATGTTCCTGAAGGGCAAGCAAAAGCCCGAGGTTCCGCCGCAAACCCCTGGCCGACCGGAACAGGGGCGTAAGTCAATCGGTGAGTTCTTCAAGGGCCTTGGAGGGAAGTAATGACCGACAAGTACGATACTCCTCTCACTGACGAGGAGGAGAAACAGTATCAGGCATGGTCGCAGGAGCACGGCAACCCCGGCACCTCTGACTATGACATGCGCGGCTTCTGGAAGTCGGGCGAAGCGCAGGCCGACAACGGGCACTATCCTGATACGTTCAAAAAGCCGAACCATCCAACGTTCTCTGACGAGAGCATGTATAGCGGCAAGAACGGCGAGGAAGGCGGCCATTGGGAGCAAGTTGACGGTGATCATTGGAAGTTCACGCTCGGGCCGACAGAGCGCCGCAATGGCGCGAGCCTGACGGAGAAGTACCTACAGGACAATGACCCCAACAGCCAGCTTGATGAAGCGGGCTCGGCCGCCGCCGGCCGTGACCTGATCGCGAAGCAAGCCGAGGCGCGCAAGCAACACATGGAGGAAGCCATTGCTCGACAGAAGGGCATTGGCATGGAGGAACCGAACCTGAAGCTCGAAGGCCCTGGCGCGGCCGATGCCAGTGCGACGCTCGCGAAGTGGCGCGGCGCGGCGCATTGGGACCCCAATCAAGAACTGCCGCCGGTGTTTCGTCACATGGCGGAGGCGCGCGCTGCCGGCTATTCGTGGGACGAGATCAACCAGTACATCGCCCAACAGAAGGACGAAGCGAAGAAGGCCGGATATTCCAATGACGATATCAACAAGTTCTTCCTTGGTGCGCCGCTGCAGGACCATTCAAAGGAGGCACCTCCGCAGGTTCCTGCCAACCTGCCTGATCAGATTGGCTCTACGATCCGCCAGTTCTCGGAAAAGGTATTCGGCGCGCACGAGCCGTTTACGTGGCTCGGTCTTCCCGAACCAGGGATGACGCATACTGCTGGCTCGATCCTGCAACACCTCGGCTGGAATGTCGTTGATTTCGCCAAGACGTTGCCCGCCAGCGTCGTTGATGGTGCCGGCGCAACGGCCGAAATGTTCGATGGCAAGGACCGCACTGATCTCGAATGGATCAAACTCGGGTGGGAAGCCAGCGCGTTCCTCGGGCTTGTAGCCGGCGTCGGCCGGTCGGCAATCGGCAAGGTGATGAAGGCTGGCGAGGGCATGAAGATCAAGCCGCCCGTTGGCGTGGGAGAGAGCAGTGGCGCGACTGTAGCCGAGCATCCGACCACGTTCAACTTCCCGCAGCCGTCACAGTTCATGGATGCGGCCACGTACATCGCGCGTGAGCATCCCGAGGGTTTGAATGACAACACGTTCAACGCTACTCTGAAACAGCTTGGCGAGCATTACGCCAAGACGGGCGAGCCGCCAGTGGACGTAATGGAAAAGTACCGCCCGCAGGAATGGTGGAAGAAGATTGCGGACGAACAGGACAACACGCCGTTGGGCCACGATGCGGCTCACGACCGGTTCGATATTCTCGATCATCCTGACGATCCGTGGATGCAGGATAACGCGCCGCCGAAGGAGCAGACGCGCAAGGAGGCTATCCAGCGCGACAGTGGCGCGAAGCCCGCCAACGAGAACACGCACTTCGCCCAGGACGAAGCGGCGAAGGCCAAGATAGTGCCGCCCGAGGCGGAAAAATCCCCGCTGGATATCAGCCGTTCGGTCAATAAGTGGAAGGCTGATTGGAAGGCGCTGATGGACAGCGAGGACGGTGCGATGCGCATCGGGCCGCGCACTGATATCGACCCGGCGCTACTATTCCGTCCCGATCCTGAAGTCGCAGATGGCATTGGCACCGCGATCCGCAGCGCCTTGTCGCCCTACTCCCTGGCCCCGAATGCAGCCGAGAGCGCTGGCGCGCACATGGCACGCACGGCTATCGAACTGGAGCGCGCGACGCGGCAACTCAACAGGTTCGGCCGCGCCATCGGTGATATGTCTTCAACGGAACGATGGGGCTATATCGACGCTATCGAGAGCGGCAATCTCGACGCCTACCGCGGCACTGTGCTCGGCCGCGCCGCCGGGCAGTTGCGCCGTTGGCTGGACTACGCCTACGACCGCATGGATAGTCTCGGGATCGCGCCCGAATATGTCGAGAATTACCTGCCGCATATGTACGGCGACCCCGCCGGATATCGGCAGTTCTATGCCTCGAAGCGGCCGGTGTCGGGCTCGAAGTTCTTCACCAGGGGCCGTGTATTCGGCAGCTACGCCGAGGCGCGCGAGGCTGGCCTGACGCCGATCACTGACAACCCGCTGCATATGACATTGACGGCGCTGCACCAGATGTTCCGCTACATCGCGGCGCACGAGACGCTGCGCGAGTTCCGCGAAGCCGGTATTGTCCAGCCCGAGCCACCGCTTGGCTCGACGGACTGGACGCGCGTAAATCAGCGCTTCGGCCTCCGCGGTGAAGGCGAGTTCTTCGCCTCGCGCCCGGTGGCAAACCTGCTCGACGCGATGGTCGATCCAGGGCTGTCGCACAATCCGCTATATCGCACGATCCGCAGCGCCGCGAATGGGCTGATCGGCCTGCAGCTTGCCGGCCCTGGCTTCCACTTATCGTTCGTCACACTGGACAGCATGTTCAGCGATCTTGGTCGTGCGAGCGAGCAAATCAGCCGTATGCTGCTCAACCCGCCGTCCGCTGCCACACTGACGGAAGGCGCTCGCGGTGTACGTCGCGCGATCTTCTCGCCAGTGAGCCCGGCGCTCGACTTCATGGCCGGGCGCAAGCTCTACAAGGCGCTCGTTGGCGAAATGCCGGCGACACGCATGACGCAGGAAGTTCGAGATATCGCGCAGGCATTCATCGAAGGCGGCGGCCGTGCGTCGATCACGCCCGAATATCGAGGTAGTGCTATGGGCTCATTCCTCGGCAGCTTCAAGGGCTCAATCGACGCCATGCTCGGCCAAGAATACGGGCATCAGACCTTCATGCAGGACTTGGGCGAGATTTTCCGCAACGCGCAGCCGATCCGCGCGTGGGGACGGACGGTTGCTCCTGGCGCTGTGCGCGGGATGTTCACGCTGTTCGCTCGCACAATGGATACTATCGCCGCGCCATTGATGGAGAAGTACGTTCCGACGATGAAGATGGGTGTGTTCTATCGTTCGATGCAGAGCTACATGAAGGCCGCGCCCGACATGGGGCCACTAGAGATCAGGCACCTCGCTCACACGTTAAACAAGTCAATCGACAACAAGCTCGGTGAAATGGTCTATGACAATCGGTTCTGGAACCGAACTGGCAAGGATATTGCGCACCTCACACTGCGCGCGGTGGGGTGGAACGCTGGCGACGTGGCCGAGCTAGGCGGCGGTATCTATGATGCCGCTCGACTACGCACGATGACAGTGGGCGATATGCGTCAGGTGACGACGCGCACAGGTTCGGTGATGGGCTACACGGCTGGCACGATCATGCTCGGCGCTGTGATCTCTTACATCGCAGGAACGTGGTCGGAGGACATGAAGCCGATTGACTATTTGTTTCCCAAGATCAACGACACCGACCGCATTCAGCTTCCGACGTATGCCAAGGAAGTATTTGGCTTCACGCACCACACAGAGAAGTGGGTGACGGATAAGTTCAATCCGCTGTGGCCGATGCTGATGCGGACGTGGCGCAATCGCGATTGGAACGACGCTGCGATTTGGGACCCGAAGGACGAGCCGATCACGAAGTTCGAGGATTGGGCCAAATGGTTCGGGCGGCAACTCCTGCCGATCTCGATCCAGCAACAGCTTCATCCCACGGACGCACAGAACAAGCTCGATCCGGCCCTGCGATGGATGGGCATTCAGCCTGCGCCGTATGAGGTTCGCGAGCCCGAGCGCGCGGAGAAGTACAAGAACCGCGATGACAAGACTGCGGTAAAGAAGCGCGACAAGGCCCGAGCCAAAGAGAGCGCACGCGAGGGAGATAAGTAATGGCACCGCTCCCTCGCCGCATTCGCGGTATCCGTGACAGCCTCCCGAGTGGCTATATAGTCGGCCGTGTCTCCTCACAGGATGGCCCGGCCGAACTGATAAGTCTGCGTGATCTCACAATCGCGCAGCAATCGGTCATGCCTAGTCGCCAGTTGAGCCCAATTACCGGGACCAATTCGGACTTCGGCTTCTTTTTCCAGGGTAAACCTGCGTTCTCGAACATGATCCTCGCGACGATCAAGTTCACCAAAGCAATGAGATTGCCGGCGAGCCTAGTTGGTAGCGAGTTCGTGGCCGACAGCCCGCCAGTGGCGGACTACACGGTAACATTGTTGCAAAATGGCTCGTCTATTGGTACAATAACGTTCGCTGCTAGCACTGGCATCCCGAGCGTAAGCGTTGCACTCGCCTCGACGTTCTCCATTGGCGACACGTTCTCGATCCAAGGACCAGTAGCGCCCGACGCTGGTATACAAGATATCAGCTTCAACTTTGCTGGCCTGTTCATATAGGTGCGTCATGGCTATTGCTTACATCGAAGGGTTCGACAAGTATGGCCCTGGCTTTACGACGTTCCAAACTGCGAGCGTGCAGTCGTTTGTGACAATCGGGAAAGAATTTACGAACGAATGGGCAGTTTCAACCACTGGCATCACCGGCGGCGGGATTCCGTATATCGGGCCTCCATTGTCATTGAACGGCGCGTCACTCGGGATCGACGGTGTTGGCAACGGCGGAATATTGCTTACCCACACGTTCACTACGAACTTCTCGAAGGCCATTGGGGGCGTTCGATTTCAGTGCAATCAGATTGGAGGCAACGTCAATACCGGGATCGTATTGTTCAAAGATGGCGGCACCATTCAGGCGCAACTTCAATACAACGCGACCACGAGCACGCTTTTCCTCTCGAACAACAGTTCGGTGATCGCGACGTTTAGTGGCGTCATAGCGCCAAACACGACGCACTATATCGAGTGGAACATCACCATGTCGAGTTCGGGCGCGTATCAAATATGGCTCGACGGTGTGTCGCTAGGCTCGGGCACTGGCAGCTTCCACACGACAGCAAATAACTTCTACAATCAGATTGTGCTTCAATCTGCCGGAAATGGCGTCAACGTCGGTGGCCCTGCTGTTGCATTCGACGATCTCTATGTGGATGACGGCACCGGATCGGCACTCAACACGAACCCGATTGTGGACACGGAGTTCGCAACGAGTGATAGTGCTGTGCAATTCACGAACGGCGGCTTTGCTGTTGGCTATCAGAACAGTAATTCTACTGGCACTATTACAGTGGGAGCCAATGGTCTGCAACTACGTAAAATAACGCCGCCAGTCAATTGCACGCTCAATAGTGTAACAATCGTTCCAACTGCCACGAGTGCGAGCGCAAAGTTCAAGGCTGTACTGTATGCTGATAGCGCAGGTTCCCCCGGCGCGCTCGTAGCAACTGGTACGGAAGTCATTGGCACGACCGCGAATACGCCGCGGGACATGCCGTTTGCCTCGGGCCAAGCTCTGACTGCAAGCACGTCCTATTGGATTGGGTACATCGGGGATACATCGGTTGCTGTCGGGCAGGAAAACCAGACGACTTCGCTCGGCTGGTACAAGAACAACACCTATGCCAGTGGTGCGCCGAACCCGGCGGGATCGCCAACGATTGGCGCGGGCGGATCATTCATGGTATGGGGCAACATGAGTGGCATCGCTGTGAACTGGCGTGACATAAGCCAGAACATCAATTTCGGCGTGTTCGGTGACTATTCATACGTCACGGACAACACGGTCGGGCATGAGGACTTGTACGGCGTGGCCCCGCTTGCCACAACGCCCTCGACGATCTACGCCGTGAAGGTGTCGGCCTATATGAAGGACAGCGCGGCCGGTTCTCGAACAGTGACCATTAACACAAAGTCGAATACGACCGACAGCCCCGGCACAAACACTGGTGTCACGCCGATCACGACGTATGGCTGGTTCTCTTCATATTGGCTGACGGACCCTAACACTGCCGCGGCTTGGACGCAGAGTGGGCTTAATGCCGCGCTCATGGGCTTCAAGATCACGGCGTAGCCATGGTTGACACCCTGATCTCGGGCGAAGCGCGTGAGACGCTGCTCACCGCAACAGCCATTACGCACGTTGCGACCGTTGTGCGTGAGACGCTGCTCGCCCCCGGATCGCCAGTGTCGGCCATGGTCGCAGGCGTGGCTCGCGAGACATTGCTGGCCCCGCCGCCGCCCCCTCTTGTCGTGGCTGGAGTGGCTCGGGAAACCCTGTATTCCATACCGTCAACCCGCGTTTTGACGTGGAAATTGGGCTGGTAGGCCCGTTGACCGGGATACGAAAAAGTCCTATAATTCGAGGGTATCGAAATTTTCTATCCCTCGGAGGCTCCCATGGCCGACATGACAACCCCGATGGCGCAGGTTGCCGCCGTCGTTGCTGACGATCTCGAAACCGTTCTCAACGCTGCGAATGCTGCCTCGGCCTCGGCCGGCGCACGCATGAAGGCAGCAGACGCCGCGGTGAAGTCTGCCGAGAGCGCACTCGCCGCTGCCGTCAAAGAGCAGGTTGCCGCGCACGCGAAGGCTGCGCTGGTGAATGGTGTCACCGATGCCGCTAATCTCGCCGTCAATGGGCCGAAGGCCAAGGTGCCGTGGTATGTGTGGGTTGGCGCTGGCGCGCTGATCGTCGCTGCCGCTGGTATCGCGTACATCCACTTCTTCATGTAGGATCGTGCCATGTCCGACCACAGCATCGGGGAGGCACACCGCGATCTAGTGAACGGGCTCGATCTCGGGCACATTGCGGGACACGTCGTGTCACTAGGCTCTGTACTGGCGGTTCTCGCTGGTCTATTGCCAGTCATCGCCGCATTCGGTGCTGTGGTCTGGTACGCGATCAGCATCTACGAAACCAAGACGGTGCAACGCTGGCTACGCAGCCGTCGCCGTCGCAAAGCTAAGAGGGCGTCATGATCAATCCCAAACAGTTCCAGAATGATATCGTCCGTCCTGTTTGCAAGCTGTTCGTTCCGCTGCAGCACGACCAGGGCGACACCGCCGTCGAGGCGGCTACCGAGCTTCTGATGGGCACTGCCATGCAGGAGAGCCATCTGGAGTACATCCATCAGTTGGGAGCAGGCCCGGCGCTTGGCCCATTCCAGATGGAGCCTGCCACGCACAACGACTTGTGGGCGAACTACATTGGGTTCCACGCCGACTACTCTCGCATCGTTGCTGGCCTCGCCGCGAGCGGCATGGATCGCTTGGCACAGTTGGAAGGCAACCTCTACTACGCTGCAGCGATGTGCCGTATGCACTACATGCGCGTCCCCGAGCCGCTGCCCGCCGCCGGCAACCTTGGCGCGCAGGCTGCGTACTACAAGAAGTGGTACAACACGCCGCTCGGCGCGGCCACGGTGGACGAATATATCAACAACTGGCACGAACTTCAGGCGAAGTTGAAGTAACATGATCAAGCTCCGCCCCCTCAACTACAAGGACGAGATCGTTCTGTGCGGGTTCGCGGTGCTGCTGACGTTCCTGTTCCTCGCGATCTACAACGTGGTCATTCTCCGCAATCCCTTCTCGCTCGGGGAGTTCGGCGGCGCTTCTGCCGCAGTTCTCACAGCCATCGGCGGCGGCCAGGGAGTGCGGGAATGGCTCACAGCCAAGGGAGGCACCGATGCCGAGCCTCGACACGATTAAGCTGATCGGCGCGGGCCTGCTGGCTTTGCTGCTCGTTGTCGGTACTGCCGTTATCACACACAAGGTGGACAGCGCCGCGCTTCTGCAGCAACAGAAGGATTGGCAAATGGCCCAGACCAAAGCGGTCGAGGAAGCCAAGGCACTGCAGGCCGCCCAGGACAAGGTATCGCTCGACGCGGCTGTGGCCGAAGCTGCAGCGCAGCAGAAGATTGTCACCGTGACGAACACTATTACCAGGGAGGTTCCGTCCCATGTCCAAGCCACTGCTCACGGCTGCATTACTGTTGGTTTTGTCCGCGTGCTCAACGGGGCAATTCTCGGTAACGGCACCGCCGACCTTTCCTACGCCGCCGGCCAACCTGATGACGCCTGCGCGGACACTGACCCCCGTACCCTCGCCCTCAACATCGTCGCCAACTACGCCGCTGCAGCCGGAAACGCCGAGCAACTAGGTGGCTTGCAGGATTGGGTAAACAAGATCATTGCAGCCAGCAAAAAGGCCCCGAACTAGGGGCCTTTCCACTTTTCTCGTACTTCAGATACGGGACAATCAGGTTCCCTTGCCGTACACTACGACGCCGCCGGTCCAATACTTGTGCTCGCCGTCGCCCGTCACTTCGTAGGCTCGATACCGAACCCGGTCGTTTTCATGATCGACGAACTCGGCGCGCTCGGTATCGCTGATAGCCGTCACAGTGCCCGGCACGCCAGGGAGCGGCGCACAAGCGCTGTTCTCCACGTCGCGCTCAAGCATCGCCATCGCTTCAGCAGTGTCGCCGCCGTTCTTGTAGATCGCGTCGATTTGCGCCTCGACAGTCGCGCGCTCCTTGCAGATGAACGCGACGCCCACGGTATCGCCCACCTTGATCTCGGGGTCCTCGGCGGCGCTAGCCGTGGTCTGACTGCAGGCATACGCAGCGGCGAAGATAATGCCCAGGATGCCCAGAACTTTCATCACACTGTTCATGTCATTCTCCTTCACACGGTTGGAAACAGGAAATCGTCACTACTGTAGTCCTCGATCTCAATGGCCGGCACTTCGCGGCCGTTGCCGAGAACGAGCTTCTTCACCGAATGTTCGTTCAAAACACTCGGCGTTTCACGCTCCGCGTCGATCTCGCGCTGCAAGAGCGCCAGGGCTCGCCACGCCATCTTGGCCGAGTGGCGAACGCCGTCGATATCGAACTTGCCACGCTCGATACCATGCCGCACTAGGGCGTCCCACTCGTCAGCGGACTTGCTCTTATCCCAATGCAGCGGAGTGCCAGGGACATGCTGTTTGTTGCCGGCGAGCGATGCCTTGCTCACCTCGGCCAGAGCGTCGGGGAAGTAGTCGATCACGCCCGTCCCGATTGGCGTCTCCTTGCGGGCCTTGTAGTCGGTAAGCCCGTTGATGCCACCGGCCGGCGCGACCTTGCGGATCGGCTCCCATCCATCATCAGCAATCATGTCAGCCTCCTTTGCTATCGTTGAGCAATTCCTCGACGTGGGCCTGCAACTGTGCGTCGCTGTCCTTGACGTGCACGCTGACATTGCCTTGCAGGCTCGTCACCGTTTCCCACCGTCGAAAGCCATCGGAATACCAGAAACCCCAATGATTGATCTTGGGGCCGAACGCGAACTGCGTCATCGTGTACGGCACGCCGCCGGGCAGGACCAAACGATGTGCCTCGGTTGCTAGACGAAAGATCACGTCGCCCTTCAAGCGTGGCAGCGTGAGCTTGATCGAGCTTGGCGGCGCGTGCTGCAACTCCTCCAGATACGCGCCCGCCAGGATCACGCTCATGTTGTCCCACGGATGCGTGTGCAGCGGTCGCTCGGGATCACTGGCAACCTGCACATGGAAGTACATGCCCGGTCCCTTGTCGCCGCTCTGTAGATGCCAGCGATAGAGATAGGGATTGCCGTCCGGTGCGATCACAAGATCAGGCTCGCGCAACTCATGGAGATAGCGCTTCGCGATCTCACGATCTTCAGCGGACAGCATGTTCCAATCAAACTGTGCCATCGGGCTTCTCCTTGAAGTAATCGGACTTGATGATCGCGCGAAGTTGCTCGCGAGCAGTCTCCGCAACGATGCCGTAGCCCAGGTCGGTCGCGCGCAAATCGTCGAGATCGAAGGCGCGGGACACCGCCACCTCCTCGCGCCGCTTGTCGCTGTCGTGCAGCCGCATCGTCACTGTCAAAATCTTAGCCATTGGTTGCCTCCAAGTTGCTGAATGTCACCCACTCCTTGGCCTTCGCGGCACGCCGCTTGTGGTCGAGGAATACCTGCCACTGCGCAGTGATGCCGTGATCTTGATGGACGAAGAACAGGGCTTGGCTCGGCCGCGAGTATGGTACGCGCAGGATCGTGTGCGCGAACTCGTCATAGCCCTTCAGCGTCCCGTTCACCGTCACCGGCGAGCCTTCGCCACGCGGGACATACATATGCCAGTGGCCGATCATCAGCGTATCGAAGTCGCGGCCGACTGCCGCTTCCGACCGCCCAATCTTCACTGCACCGCGAGCGATGGGGCCGATAGCGCCAATGATGCCGTCGCCGCCCTTCACGCCCAGAGCGTCGCCGTGCGTGAGCAGGAACCGATGGCCCAGGACAGTGAAGAAGGCATCCGGTCCCTCGGGAATGTAGAACTGCACGCGCGGATCGTTGCGGAAGTGGCGTTCCAATTGGCAGTACAGCGACCACTCGTAGTTCTCGAACACACGATGCTTCGCGTGGGGCTTCAGCTTGATACGGCCGTGGTTCCCGCAAACACACGGCACGAACACGCGGCCGAACTCGTCGGCCAGCCGCGTCAGCCCGGCCGCGATCTCGTCCTGAAGCTCGAACAAACACTGCTGCACAGTACCGTCATTCGTCTCGCGCAGTTCCTCGTGAATATTGCCCGAAATCATGTCGCCGCCGAGCGCGACCACGATGCCAGGATACTGCAGCGGCCCCATGTGCTTACGGCACAGTTCGATGGTAATGTCCACCAGCTTGTGGATGCGCTCGACGCCGATGGCGCGGTTGAACTTGTTGAGCCCGCCCACCTCGCTCTTGCGGACGATCTCCCCGAAGTGCCAATCAGACCAGAATGTCACCGGGACCGACGTGGGATTGTGCTGCCGCTCGGGCGGATCAATCCATGTCGGCGGCGCGGGCGGACGCTCGGCCAGGGAATAGAGTTCCTTCCTGATCTCGGCAGCGGAGAGTTCTTTCGCCTCACGTTGTTTCAGCGCACGCTGTGCTTCTCGAAGCTCGCGCCGCAGGAACTTTTTGTCAGCGACCAGGGCGTCACGCTCGGCTTGGAATGGGTTCGTCATGGCTCATACTCCGCTTACTATTGTACTTCCTATAGACCGCCAGCCCTTTTTCGCTGTGATTGTAGCGACGGCGCGCAGCACGCCCACGTTCGCTCGCGCGATACAGGCGGTCGCGAGCGCGCCGTCGCTCAACGTCAATCACGGCAGCGCGCCCGCCTCGTATTCGAACACAGGAAGGCCAGCGGCCTGACCCTTCGCCTGCGCACGCTTGACGTGCTCGGCAACCGTCGCCTTCTTCGAGTTCAGCAGCTTGGCCGCCTTGCCAAAGCTGCCTTCCGTGCAGTACGCGCAATAGCAATCCCACTGCCGCGGGGTCACGAACGCCTTCAGGTTCTCATTGATCCTCATGTTTTGTCTCCATCACAAAGGTTACATCGCGCTTCAGCAGTTCGATCAATTCGTCAAGCGGCATGATCGCGATCCATTTCCGATTGTTACGCCGATGTGCAACGACGTGTATCTTGCCCTCGCCTCCGTCGCGCTGGCATTGATCGAGCCAATCGTACGGGTTGCCAGCTTCAACCCGCTTGCCCTCGAAATGAACATGGGGGAACGCGCTTACCACGTCAGGGCTACCGGCCCCACCGTGGAACTGTTGCCCGCGACGCGCCTCAACCCCCCGTTCGCGCAGGAATGCAGCAAGCTCCAATTCGCCGTGCTTGCCTTTTTTGCGGCTATTCATAGCAAGTCCTCCAGTCCCTCATTGCTCGTCTCGGGCGCGTGGTCCCAATGTTCGGCCGCCGGCCGCTTGCGTCGCAGGAACTCGGGGATCGCGAGATCGTCCGTCTCCGCGAGCGCATTGCGCAATCCGTTGAGCAACTGGCCAGTGCACGCGCCGCTGTTCTTGTCCATGTAGTCGATCACGGCTCGGGCCGCGACATAGACGGGGAGCAAAGCATTGTCGGTCATTTGCGATACCTCTCTCCAACCCAATCCTCAATCTGTACCGGGACCTTGATGGCTCGCGCCCAATCGGGGCTATCTTCCATGATTTGCTTCAGTGTACCACGGTTAGCATACCGATGCAACGGTTCCGACACAATCTCGTCGTGCACAGTAAGCACGATAGGCATGTTCTCGCGCTCGCACTTGAAGGCGGCCACGACGAGGAGATCACGCGCGAGCGCCTGCACGATGTTCTCCGTGATAATGCCGCCATAGGCATCTACTGTGATCCAATGCTTGTTCTTCAACGTCTGGAATGTCCAAGCCAGCCGCACGTCAGGCTTCTCGGGCGTGCTCCAGGGCATAGTTTTGCGCACGCACTTCGGATTGAAGTACCAGAGCTTTCGCCCTGATGGCAGCAATGCCGTCAGCCAGCGACCGTCAATTCGGAACTCAACGCCCGCGTAGTCATGCGGCTGGCCGGTGAGAACCGTCTCCAGGGCTGCATCCTCGAAGCCACGCCACAGCTTCGGCACCTCGGGAGCCCATTCGTAGCGATAGGTATGGATCACTTCCTTGGCGAACTCGGGCGGTTGTTCGGGGCAATAGCGAGCGCGGAACGTGCGATCACCCATCTGGAAGCCACAGCCCAGGATCGTGTTCTTCCCGGTCTGCCTCCATTCCAAATGCTCGACCTTGAACTTGCTCGTCAGCGCCTTGTCGCTCACATCGAATTTCGGTTGCTTGTAGATATTGAGCGCCATGTCAATGTAAACATCCGCGCCCGATGCCATGAGAGCCGTCTTGTCGTGCTGGCCGGCGAGTGCCAGGACAATGCGCGCCTCGATACCGCTGAAGTCGCCCACCTCGAACACGCGATCCTTCTCGGCAATGAGCGCGTGGCGCAATGAGCTTGATACGACGTTGATCGGCTCTGCACCGAACATCATCTGCACGTACTCATGATCACCAGTCATGAGCCCTTGCACAATGTACTCGGGATCGAGTTCGTGAAGGCTGTCAACGCTGCCACGCGGGAAGTTCTGCGGCTGCAGTAGCCGGCCGCCCCATCGGCCAGGGCCAGCGGCATGATACTGCAACAGTCCGCGGGCACGGCCGTCGAGGCTCGTGCACGCCTGCATACGCCCGAGCTTCTTGATCGAGGCGCTGCCCAGGAGCGTACGTATCTGCATCGCTCTCGCGACGTTCGTAGGCATACTCGGCAGTTCGGGAAGATCGTCCGCTGTCGCCTGCGCTTCCTTGGCCTCCTGCGATCCTGCTACCTTTTCGAGCGTAGCCTTCTTCAAGTCAGGGAGCCAGTAGCCATTCGAGTTTACCCAATTGAGAACTTTGTCACGCTGCGTCGGGTTGAGCCCGAGCGCGGGATCACCAGCACCAGTGATCTTGCGGAACTCCTGCAACAGCGGCGCGGTCGAGCCTGCGACTACTCGCTGGCACTTCTCAACGAAGTCAAGATCAATGCGAACGCCGCGTTCGTTAATGCGTTGATCAAGTAGCCACACGTTACGTTCGCCAGGAGGCAGGAACCCAACTTCATCCAAAAGGGCAACTTCTGTATGGCTGTCCTGCAGGCAGTAAGCGCCAGAGCGCGCGATCTTATCAGGTGTGCGTTCATAGAAACCCTTCTTATTCAGCTTCGATAGCTGCAACGTGATCTTGCTGCCTTCAGTGTCCTTCTGCTGTGGCAGGCCCAGAACCTTCGCCACCATTTCGAGTTCCATGGGAAGGCGGCGCATTGCGCACGTCGCCATCGTGTCGTGCCAACGCGAGTTCACGATATCAGGGAAGCCGAGCACAGCCACCATGATCTTGCGCCAAATCGCTTTTTCAAATCCAGCATTGTGCGCAACGAATAATACCTCGGGGTCCTCGGCCAGGGAGCGCAGTCTCGCCGTCGTTTCAGGATCGCCCGGTTTCCAGAGGAACGTGTCACGGCAAGCATTGTTGATATCCGTCACGCTCGCGCAGATCACATCGGTCGTGGGGTCCTCGGCATAGCGCCATGCTCCCACCTCGGGCAGATCGAGGTAGCCCATCGTCTCGAAGTCGAGGACAACAGCGTGCCACATCAGCGCACGCGCGTCTTGCCATCAGCGAACGGCGCGAGCAGCGCCTTGTCGCGCATTTCCTCAATGCACGACGTGTCGCCTTTGATGCAGAAGCTCGCGCCATTCATGCCAGGGAGAATGGCGGCCACAGCGTGCTTCTCGTCGAGGTTCACCGTCACCTCGCGGCGCTTGTGGCAGTAGGGGCATGTCTCGCAGCGATTGCGGAAGCGTGCCATGCGATCCTCCTAATAAAAGAGGGACCCCGACCGGACTTGCCTTTCGGTAGCCTGCGTCGGGGTCCAAGTTCCGTTCTTGTAGCGGCTGCAGCCTAGAACGGAATGTCGTCGTCGAGATCGCTACCACCAGCGGTGGGGTTCTCCGTGGTCGATTTGCCGATGTAGCCCTTGAAGGCTTCAGCAGCAGACCGGCCGCCCTGTACGCGCTCGCCCTTCCCTGTTGAGAACAGCTTGTTGAGATAGGCGGTGATGTAGCGCTTCCCGTCCATTTCGACCGGTACGAACTTGAACGTGGCCAGGGCATCGACGCCGTTGAAGAACTTGCTGGCCGCCGGTCCAAGCTCCTTACTCGGGACTTCGCGCACCACGCCGTTCTCGATCCACGAACACATCGGCTCGAAGATGGAGCGCGACTTCAGTACAGCCTTGCCCTTGTAGAGATCGGCCTTCTTGCCGGCTTGCTCGCGCTCGGCCGCCATCTTGTCACCGCTCTTGAACGGCCATTCGATGGACTTCAGATCGACGCTCTCGCCCCACTCCGCGCGAGCAACGGCAATAGCCTTGCGCTTCATCGGATCGAGATCGGGATGGTCGGGCTCGAAGGTCCAGACGCCGCCGAACTTCGGATCGCCCTTCGGCTTCTTCGTCTTGGGGTCAATGTACGGCTTCGCCTCCAGCAGCGCGGGGTGGAGGAAACGGGCCGGCTTCGTCATGTCGTACAGGCCCAAACTGCGGTCTTTTTCCGTGCTCATTGGTAATCTCCTTGATAACCTACCTATGCCACAATCTTACCTCTACACGCGGCGATTGTCAACCTCGCGCAGATCGCGGCCAGCCCACTTCCGCACTTCCTCGAACAGAGCAAGACGCTCATTGTCAGGGAGGCGGCAATGGTCCGCCAGTCGGCGGAACTCGTCTCGAAGCGCAATCACAGTGCCGAGTGGATGCGCGTTCGTCACCTTGCGACCGCGCGGACTGCGCAGCGCCGCAGTAACAACGCCGTCCTTGCGGATCGTGGCTTCAAGCCCGAGCGCCGCGCCTACGCGCGAGTTGACGCCAAGCACAGCACGCACGATCAGTCCCATCGGATCGGCGGGGAACGCGGCCAGGAGAACGCGGAACTGCCATGAGCGAGCGCGGTCGTACACCTCGGCGCTGCTGAAGTATCGTTGCTTATTCATCTGCAAGCTCCTTCTCGATATAGCCAGCGAATGCTTCGGTTGCACTGCGCACCGGGATCGCCGCACGCTTGTCGCTGGCGAGCGCGACCGTCGTGCCAGTGAGCGGCGTGTATGCCCACTCCTTCACGAGTTCCTTCGCGTCACTGCCTAGCTTCTCCAGTTCAGGCGGGGATTTCAATCCCGGCTTTGTATAGGCGGCATCACCAAACCGGGCTTTGAAGATCGCTTCCGCGCCTGACTTCAGCACGCGGTTCGCCTTCTTCGCCACGAGTTTGATGACGCCGCCCATGCCCCTGCCCTTCTGCAATCGTGCGTGCGCCTCGATTTCGAGCGCCTTGATGCGGAATTTCACGGCGGAGATCAGCGTGTAGTCGCGGGCCAACTGCTCGTCCGTCATTTCCTTCACATTGAGGGGATCGGCTTTGCACGCTGCCTCGAACAGCCCAGACAACATCGGGCAAATTAGCTTCGCCGGGCAGAACCGGCAGTGATCGCCAGGGTCGAGCGTCTTGTCGATTGCCGTACGATCCATCGCAGGCAACAACGTCTCCTTGGCCCAGGTGCGAAGCTCGTTTGCATCTATTTCCCACTCGCGGATCGGCTGGTAGTCCTCCCGAACGACGCGCGGCTGCACGATACGAAGTTTAATGCGCCGGGCTTCAGGGAAACTGTCGAGCAGACCAAAGGCGTAGTACATAATCTGCGGGTTCCACTCAACGTCAACTTCGATGCCCTCGCCGTGTTTGTAGTCCGTAATGTCGAGCGTTTGCGCTTGCTCGAAGTAGAGCGCGAGATCGGCTGTACCGTGGTAATGCTTGTGTAAGTCGGGGCGGTAGAAGCCTTCCTCCACTCGTACCACCGTTGCACTTGCAATGAGTGGGCGAACAGCGTCCAAGTAGACTTGGACCGCGAGCGAATGCTCGGCCGTGAACTTGTCATCCATGTGCTCCCATGCGTCGGAGCCTTCAGTCAGGCACTTCGCCGCAACTGCGTGGGCGCGCGTGCCATCCTCCCTATACTCGGGCTCGTCACTCTGTTCCATCTTCAGCAGCGAGATCATCGTCACGCTACCAGGGCAGTTCATCCACCGCTCGGCACCAGATGCGCCGAGCGGGGAATGAGCAGGAAGATGCGCCGGTTTGTCCATGCGGCTCTCCTACAGGAACAGCGACACCGTTGCCATACGGCCGGGCGTAGCCTTCTTCGTCGGATGAATACCGGTGATCATCTGGGATCGAGAGCCCAGATGTGCCACCGTGTGCGCGATCTTGCCGTGCGGATTGCGGCCACGAACGGCGTAGTTGATGCCAGCCTTGCGAGCGTTTGCCATCAACTGGCCGAGCGTCGGCACGTCGGACTTGAAAACGCCCGCGCGCCGCACGCTCCGTCGAGTGATCGTGCTCACGAAGGAGCCCCGATCTTGGCAAGTTCGTCCTTGAACGCCTGCCGCTTGGACTGCTCGATCTCCGCGGCCTGATGCGGCTTGCCGTCCTGCGGGACGTACTTGCCAATCAACGCGCGGATCGCCGCCGCGTTCTTCGTCTTGGCGTTGTGCTGCGTGATCGTCGCCATGAGATCGTTGTCAGTGATCACCGGCACCGAGCCAGTCAGCACATCGTCGAGCCCTGCCATGTCGGCCGCGTCAGCCTTGCTCTCGGGATTGACCCGCTCGCCGCCGGTCTGGATCGCCTGCTGTGGCTCCGCGCCCGGCATGGCCGCGGGGTCCGTCGCCGGCTTCGTCTCCTTCGTCTCCGCCTTCGGGACGCGAGTGCGCCGCTCGGGCTTCTCGGGGCTCACCTCGACCACAGCCTTGCTCGAAACTGCCTTGTCGGCCGCGCGGCCGAGCTTCTCGTTCACAATGCTGTCGGCCACGTTAGCGGCCAGACGAGCCACCGCGTCAAGACGAGCGGCGTCATCCACGAAGAACGAGATCGAAGCCTCGACTTCGCGATTGACACCGTAGTCCACCGGTGCCTTGTTACCGTCCTTGACGCGGACGGTGCCGTTCAACTGTTCGCTCATTGAAACCCTCCTCTAGGCGATGATATCGCCATGCTGTTCGTCGAGCCGCGAGAACTCGCGACCCTCCGCGACCGCCTCGGCTTCCGCCTCGACGTTTTCGAGCAGACGAATGACCGGCTCCATCTGCTGATAGGCATCCACGGCGGCCTTCGTGAAGGTCGAGAGCGCGCCAACCGGGGCAGTGAACGCCGCTAGGACTTCGCCCTCGGAACCATTGACGGTGACGCGCACCGGGGACTTGCGACCCTTGTGCGACGTGACTTCATACTCGGTAAGCGTCGCGTGCGACACGATAACTTCGTTCATCGCACTGCGCAGTTCCTTTGAAGTGTTCATGTTTGCCCTCTCCTCTAAATGACAATTCCTATGCTCTTATAGTAGCACGTCTCGCCATTAATGTCCTTGCGAAGTTGGCTCGGGCGGCGCAACAATGTTGCGTATGGCGATTGTCGAGCAGGCACCGATCAAGGTGCACACGGCGAGTATCAAACTCGCCAGAAGTCTCACGATGTTGTGGTCCTTCATGCTATGATCCTCTTGTCCAGGGCTTTATCAGTAGTCTGTAGCTTCGTCAAGGCAGTACCGAGAATGTACTCCGCTATCGAGCCCGGCGCAACGAAGATATCCCCCTGCACCTTGCGAGTTTGGCCACCGCGGTCGAGGCGGTCGAATGCTTGAATGTTGTTGCCCGGCGTCCAATCGGGCTCTGCGATCAGTGCGTGATACGCGACTTCCTGCAAGCCATCGGTGCCGGTGCCCATCGCTAGCATGTTGCCCAAGCAAATGCCGATGCTGCGATCCTTGATGAACTGCTGGACCTTGCGATCCTTGTCGGCACCGCTGTCGCGGCCGTCGATCCGAACAACTCCGTGCCGCGCGAGGCTTTTCTGCAGGATATCGAGCACGTCCACATGGTGGGCGAACACGACCAGCTTGTCCTCGCCGCCGTCGATCAGCATGTCAACGTACTCGGCTATCTGCGGAGCCATTGCGACGCCCATCTGGTGGCGAACCACAGCGACTTGACCCATCACCTCGAAGTCGCTGTCGAGGAACATGCCAGGATCGAGATCGAGCAGCTTCTCCGCTGCGAGCGCTTGCTTGATCGCCTGCGTCTCCTCCAGTTGGATCACGTCAAACACTGGAAGCTGAAGCTGTGTCATCACCTCGCGCTTCAGGTGCCGCACCATGAAGTTGCCGCGCAACCGGTTCTGTAACTCGAAGTGGCGGCCAGAGCGTTCGTCTACCCAAATGAACGAACTTCCGTCAGCGCGCGTGCCAGTCTGCCGGATGCTAGGATTGAAGCGCTCTTTGAATGTATCTTCGCTGGCCCAATCAATGCTATCCCAACAGAGCGCGCGAGCTAGCGTGTAGATTTCCCTCGGGCGATTTGGAAGTGGCGTTCCAGTGAGCGCCAGGATGTGCTCCGCTTGCGTAGCAATCGCGTCAAAGTGTCTCGTCTCGCCGCCTCCGAAGAACGCGCGAGTACGCTTGCTGTCGATGGTTTTGAGATAGTGAGCTTCGTCGAAGATAATGAGATCGTAGCGCTGCCTAGCAAGCGCGGCTCCGATGGCAGGTGTGCGTGCCAGATCATAGGACACGACGTTCCACGTTGCGGAGTAGGTTCCATCAGTCGGCGCGACACCGCGACGGCCTGTAAGAATGGTATGCACGATGCAGCCGCGACCGAACTCCCAGGACATGCGCGACCATTCGCGGATGCGGCGCTCCCATTGGCGACGGATAGAAGCCGGGCAGACAACCAGCACGTTGCGAGCTTTGATCTCGTTGGCATAGCAAATGCCCACTGGCGTCTTGCCGAGCCCAGGTTGATCGCCAACAAGGCAATTCTTACGCCGCAGGGCGTAGTCAAGGTCCGCACGCTGAAAGCCCCATAGCTCGTGATCCGGCGGGCACCAGAAATGAGAGCCACTATCCTTCGCCCAAGATAGGTCAATCTCATGGAGCATTCCTTCCATCGTAGCCAGAGCGCGGGGCGTCGCTGCCTCTCGGAACGACGCCGCCGCATATGGCTCTTTCGTAAACAGCACGGCGGTCTGCGGGGTGCTGGCCGTCGTGCTGAAGTCAAGCCCATGGCTCTCGACAAGTTCTTTGATTAGCTCGCGCTGCCCTCGCGGGACGCGGAGGACGTAGGCACCATTGGAGGGGTTGAAATCGAGTTGCATTCGGGCTCTCCATACTTCAGTGCCTTCAGCGCCTTCGCGACCAAGTTCCACACATGCTCGGCCAGTCGTGCGTGGTTGCGCACGAAGCCCGAGCGTTGCGTCGAGCGCTTATCAAGTTGCTCGCGTGATCTGCCTCGAAGCGTCCGCACCGCGTAGTCACCGCGGTTTGGGTTCTCGACGGACGCTTGCCCGTCGTTTGCGATCTCCATCCGGGCGAGTTCCGTGACCCGCCCGTTGATCGCAGAGTGAAGCTCGACGCGGACGACGATCATGCGTCGCCTCCGTCAGCGCCAGCGAGTGGCTGTGGACCCGCCGCATTGATCGCCATCAATGAGCCCTTCGCCTGCGCAGCGGCGATGCTATGCGCCGTGATCTCCGTCATCACGAACGAACGCACCTCTTCGAGCGACATGGGCCGCACGCTGCCGCCCAGGTTCGTCTTGATCGCGTCAGTCATTTGCGCGACCAGGGCGGCCAAGTCTGCGGGGATTTCGGTCCCCTCGACATAGAACACCGTGGCAGGGATCGCCTCGGCTCCGCCATCCAAAGCGCGGAAGAACTGCCGCACCTTGACTTCGGTGAATACCTTCGGCTCACCGTTCGGCACCGTCATCGTGGCCGGGATCGCCGGCTTCTGCTCGTCAGTTGTCATGTTACCCTCCTTAATCTTCCCAAATCTTCCAACCGCGGGCGGTCGCGATGCGGCGAGCTTTGCCGAGCAGGCCGCCGCGATTGAGACGAGAATAGCGATTGAAACTCTCCATGCTGTCGCCTTTCATCATGGCTAGCGCGCGATTGTAGGCGTCACCTATCCTGTCCTCGAAATTTGGATGGTCCTTAAAGGCGCGATACGCATGATATCGTTCGCCCCAATGCTGCAGGGCCTCCTCGAATGTGAACATGCGGCAACCCGCAACGATGTAGGCGCGGCCGTTAAACGCCGTCACGGCCACATGATAGTTGCCGTTGTGACCGACATACACCGTGTTGGCAGGAGCCTTGCTAGGCCGGTAGCCCGCGTGTAGCCAATTGTTCACCTTCTCGTATTTACTGTATTTGCTCGTCATTGTCAGTGCCCTCCTCGGCAAATGGCAGCAACGCCTCGCGCAGCTTGGCGTAGCCGGCTTCGTAAGCGGGACGCGAGAACTTCGCTCCCCGTCGCAGACTGTCCAGCGTGTCTCGCGCCGCTTGCGCCGCTGCGACCAGCGCTGTTACGTCCTCGGTTTTCTCCTCGACCCGAACCAGGGCTGGCCCGTCCGCATCGAAGCCCCACCGCTTGCTTTCGTATTTTGCCATGGTGCCCTCACAATACTTTTTCGAGACGCGCGATTGCCTTATGCTCCTCGCGGGCCACGAGCTTGTCCTCCTCACTCGACGCCTCAATTGCAGCCAGAAGGGGGTCGGCAAACAGAAGATGAAGTATCTCGTGTTTGGCGTTGTCCCGCGGATGCGTGACGTTCTCGACACCAATGTAATAGGTCATGGTTGCCTCGCGCGTCTCGCAATCGTAGTCGCACAATGCTTCCACCTCGCTATCGGGGTTCACCTCTGCCGTGACCGTTATTGTCCAGTCCAGCAGCCCGAGCTTCTTCTGCCACTTCAGCACTTCGTCTCGGAACAGTGCTGCATCGTCCGCGGTCGCTTTCATGCCGTGCCCCCCGGAACCGGATTGTACCACCAGTATAGTATTCCGTCGTCATTGTCGCAATAGGCGCGGAGCACATTTTTCGATAGCTTCTCCAGCTTGCGAACTCCCGTCTCGTCCCCGAGTGCGCCGCCGAGCTTGTTCCAAAGCTCTGTGGTGGTGATCTTCTTTCGAGCCTCCGTCGCTCCCGCTGCAATCAGCGCGCGGCCGATTTTGCTCGGCGCGAAGAAGTCACTATTTTCCTCCGCCTCCTTGTGCTCGGCCGGAGTGCTAGGGCTAAATACCAGGGAGCCCGCCAGCTTGTTGCCTTTGAAGGTCCAACGCTTGCCGTCCTCGGAGTTCTTGTGCTTGCGCACCACTACCTCGACGTTGAGCAGCGATTTGTCAGGACGTATAGTCTCGATCACGCTGTCAAAATCGCCAAGCCACGCGCTCGACCCGCGCGCACCGTTCTCGGAGTTTTTGCCGCTGTGGTGCACGGCAATAACAGTGCAGCCGAACTCTTCCTGCAGCCGCTCGCACATCTGATAGAACACGCGCACGGTCGAGCTATCATTCTCACTTAGCGGCCCGAGCGTCTTGCCCGCCGTGTCGATTGCGATCATCTTCAGCTTGCGCGTCCCGAGCCACGTCTTGATTTGCGCCAGCCATTCGGTGAAGTCGTTGGGCATCCCGAGAATAGGCACATCGCTGCCACCGAAATTGGCCATAGGATCGTCCGTGATCTCGCGGGCGGTTTGCCACGCGCGCCGCCGACCCTTGCCGATGTTTAGCAAGTCCTCGCGTGCGCCGTACAGCACAGCGCCAGCTTCCGGCACGTCGCCAAACGTCAACTTGCCAGCGGCTACGCCGAGCATCACGTCGAGGAGCAGGAAGCTCTTGAAACTCTGCGGCGGGCCGATCCACAGAACGATACTGTCGGCCGGGATCAAGTCCTTCACGATCCACGTCGGCTCGGGTTGCTCGTCAAAGTCCTTGGCCGTGCGAACGCGATAGCGCGATTGCGCCTTGTTCGCTGCCTTCATAGCCTCGCGGAACGCTTCCGTGTTGCCGAAGCTATCGACTGCAGTGCCCTCGACGCCATCGGTGCCAGGGACGTTCTGCCCATATTTGTAGGCGTTCGTCGCTGGCGTCTCGATCTCGCTCGGGCTCCAGGGCGGAATGCAATGATCATTCCAGCCACCGGGCTCTAACACGAGCCCGAGTGATACCTGCTGTGAGATGCCCATACTTTTAAGGAACGCAAAAACTCGGTATGTGCGTAGATTGCCGCCTCGTCCGCTGACTGCAATATCGCCTCGCTCTGCCAGATCGCGGAGATAATCACGTCCTCTAGCCACGTTGGCAGGGGCGTCGAGTGCGATTGCAGTTCCTCCCTCAACGGCACTAGATTTTGCCGCAAGGCAACTTTCGATCCAGCGAGGGAGTTCAACGATTGGTCGGTCATAGGCCACCTCGTACGCTTTACCGTTGACTACGCTCGGCGGTACGAGAACGTACCCGCCGACGCCGCGCGTGTCAACGTGGGAACCGATCTTCCCTGCTGTACTCGGTAACGAGCCAGTGAAGTAGATATGCCGGCCCCCGCGCGGCGTTGTAACTTCGTAGGTGGGCTCATAGCCCTCGCTGTCCTTCAGCGCCTCGATCCACGACGCCTCTCCGCCGGGATCAATGTCAATGACTGCCCACCCTGCATCTTCGGGGGACAGTCCGATATTGTAGTTGGGGTTCTCTGTCCACCATGCGTCGATCACGGCGAGATCAGAGCTAGCGTCCTTGAAGCCATGTTCCGTAGCCGGCGTCTTGCCGTTCTCGTGGCAAGGGAAAACCTTAATGCCAGCTTCGGCCAGGGCTCGGGCTTGCTCGTGCAGTGGGGTCATGGCGGCCTACCACAGTCCGGTGCAGGGACCCGCACCGAGCATCAAGCCCAGAGCGAAGCCTATCATGACACCGCAGAGCCACAACGCGATGTAGAAGGCTGTGTTGGTTTCCATGGCTAGAACTCCCGATACTTGCGAGCCCACTTGGGAACGATGGTTTGCCGAACGTACTCGACCTTGGCTTTAGCCGTCTTTGCGGTCGTACTCGTCTTGGCAACTGCCTTACCTATCCCGCTGTTATTGCCCATAGTATCCTCCTCTGTGCGCTCGGCGGGGCTCGGGGGAAAATGCGCAAAACCCCGAGCCCTGCCTCGCACGCTAGCGCGCCTTGACGCGCAGCATCACCTTGGCGCGACCGCTTCGCAAAAGCTCGGAGATCGCAGACTGCGGAAGCTCGACGGCAATTGATCGCTGCTGTCGTCCTCGCGCGCCTCGCTTTCCTCGTGCCTCTCGTGCAGTCACTTCCTCGCGTAGCTCGTTGAGAGCCGCGCGGTTGTCCTGCTCGACCGTCTTGGCAGGGGCCGGCTTCGTGTGCCGGTTCATCGCCTCGACGTTCGTGTACAGCACCTTCACATTCCCACCCATGCGACGGTGCACTTCATCACTGGTTACATTGCGCTCGCCTAAGCCAAGCTCTTTCGCCAGTGCCGTAGCTGCCTCCCGATAAGAGGGATAGATTTGATCCTCGCCGTCGAGGGGGAACACGAAGGTATCCCTCGGGGTCTGTCGGATCGCGTCGGGCAGCATACCCTTCACAAGTTCAACACGATTGATAGGCATTGTTCGCTCCTAATGTTTGTGCGAATGGATGCCCGCTCTAGTAGTTACCCTTCCCAGGGAGTAGATGAACCTTTCGCTCAACATAAACTTTCATCTACCTTGAAACCAGTATATCAAACTAGAGCCAGAATGTCCTTGCGAAGATCAGGCCCAGATTGAAACTTTATTACGTCCCTAGCTTCGCGATCTCGACCAATTGCTGCTCCTCGAACTGTGCTAGCCTCCGTCGCAGTTCCTCGATCTCGCGATCCTTCGCTTCGAGCTTGCGGGCCACCCAACGGCGCAAATCATAGCTATAGTCGTAGTTCATGGCATCACCATATCGTTCGTCTGTGGTGGGCGTTGTCTCGAAACTGCTCGCCGTCAATGCACCGCTTCGCATGTTGAATGCGCGCCTCGTGATCTCGACGATATTCGTATTTCTTGACTTCCTCGCTAGCGAACTCTCCCGCGCGATAGTGACGCGGCAAGGGGCGAGAGAGCGGCACAAACTTCTGTGCTGCTCTCGGATTGGCGGTCTGTGCCGTGCGACCGCGCACGTTGAAGGCTGTCATTTTACAGCCTCCGCGATCTCGGCTCGCCACTTCGCATAATCGAAGCTGCTGGCCCGCGTCTTGATCATTGCGCCGACCGCTGCTACGTTCTCCTCCCACGCATCACGGCGAATGCCGAATTGCGCGGGGTTGCTACGCCAGGGCTCGACACCGGCACGATAGCCAGCAATGAGCCCGGCGCGCATCGCGTCATAGTCACGGCGCTGCACGGCGAGCCTCCGTGTAGGGGTCTGCATCGTTGTCCGCGGTTTCCTCGTGCGCTGCGTCGAGAACGGCCGCCACTTCGCGCACCAGTCCGCAATCGCTCTCGCGTACGAACACATTGCGGCCCGGTGGTACATTGTTCTCGAAGAAATCTCGCACTGCCTGTTTGGCGTGCCAGCGTTCCAGGGCCAGGGCGTCGGGATTGCCAGCATTGGGGCCGAGCTTGTCGCCCTCGCGCTCCTTCGGCTCACGTTTGCGCGGGTTATTCACTCGCCGCAGATATTCCAGATCACGCATTGTCCTCTCCTGAAGTGGTGCCGGCCTATGCAAGAGCCGACCGGCGGGCTCACAGTGTCAAACGTAAAACGTCAACAAGGGGAAAATAAAGGCTATCCCGCTACATGGTGTCCTTCTCTTTCGTTTCCTTCGTTTTCTTCGTGTGCATTCCCGCGGCATAAGCCGATAGCTGCGGGTTTCCATACAATGGCGGCATATAGGGCTGCGTCGCAATGCCGTCAAGGCTCGGCTTGACGCGAGTTTCTACCCAATTGCGGAACCAGGGGCCGGCATGGTTCATGCGTGGATCGCCTTCGAGCCCTATTGCTTCGTTATAGTGTTGGAATACTGGCCCATGTCCTGCCATCGGGCCAGTGATAGGGTCCGCGTCAAACGGAATGCTCGCGTGTACCAGTTCATGCGCCAATGTCGCGACAAGCTCTGCGAAATCGTATGTCATCAGCGTTAGCGTATTTATGCCAATCATGAGTGGTCGTTTATAGTGCGGCTTTTCGTCATGGCTGAATTTCGTTGTCGCGGAAGTGTCGGGCGACATGAGCCAAGGTGAAATATAGTAAATGGGCAATTCGGGAGGCTTCAGCCCGAGTGGCTCCAGCAATTCGCGCTTGATCAGCTTCACAGCGTGTTGCACGTCGCGCCCTACTGGCCGAAACTCGCCGCTCTCGACGAAATTCGCAATCGTCTTCTCAATGTCAGCGTTAGTAGAATGCGCATTTATATTAACCGACTGCATTTTCCCTCTCCTCTGTAGCATGGCGCTAGACCATGGTGATAGACGCTCGCCCGCTCTAAACGAGCGTCTATCGCGATGTGCTAGCTCTTGGGCTTGCAGGCTTCGCGGAACCGCCCAGGATCAAACTTCGAGTTATCCGCCTTGAACGTCGCAATGAAGTCATCGCGGATTGCCTCGACCGCGGCTATACCTGCAACGTCGCAAGCCTCGCGTTTGAATGCAATTCTCAAAAGCTCGGCTACGGCTTCGTAGTGTCGCTTTTGAAACGCGGAGGTTTTATAGTTGCGCATTGGCTGCTCTCCTTTCGACCCGTCGATTGTGGCGCGTGGCTAGCACGATTGCAAGCGAATAAGTGACTAGCCACACAAAGATCACAATAAATTGACGCATGGCGCTAATTCTCCTCCTCCTCGTTATCTTCCTCTGAAACACCGGGCTCGTACAGCCTAGCGCCTCGTGCATCGTCGCCGCGTTCGATGGCGGCCACCACATGGCCGACGAAATAGTAACGTCGGCCCGGAATGTCGCTGAAACCAAACTCCGCAAGAAAATCGCGGTATGTGGCTTCTAGCCAAATTGCGATTGCAAGCTCGGGAAACATTTTAGCAGCCTCCCGCATAGCATTCACGACGTGGTGGGGAAAGCTCGCCCGCGTCAATGAGGCGCTGTGCCTCTCGACCATACGAGCCTTGCAGCTTCCACGCATAGCCGGTGTCAATGAGCGTCTGGAAAAACGCGACCGTTTCATCGTGGTCAAACTCTCCAGCCTCGTATTTGATCGTGTCTCCCACGATCTTAGACCAATTGATAGTCATTGTTGCCTCCTAACGTGGCTTGCGCCGCGATCCACGATAAACCGTCTTTGCAGTCTTGGCGTTTGAAGCCTCGACTAGCTTCGTATAGCGTTCGCGCGCTTCTTTCGAACGACGCGCCAAGCCTCGCAGGCTTTCCAGTGACATGCCTGCAACGATAGCGTCGTGCATCCATGCCGCGTACCAATTAGCCCAATTTTCATCAGGCTTGCCGCTGGCCGCCTCGAAGTCGTGATGTGCTTCGCTGGCTGCGACTAGCAAAGCCTCTAAGTATTCGGGAGTGATCATTTGCGCATTCCCCTAAAAATGGTCGAGATCGTTGCCGCGCGTGGCTGCGAGCCATCCCGCGATGCTGGCCACTATGGTGATAGCGGCCAGCAAATTGATAGGATCAAACATCGTAGTTAGTCCACTCGTTTTGATCCACGCGAGGGAGCTTGCACATCGGGACCTTAGCAGCCATCCCGACCGCGGCAAGGTAGCCGTGCGCGAAATCGCGCGGGCTCTTGGGAGGCTCATTCGTCGCGAGCCAGTATTCGAGGCGGCCGACGTTGTGCTGACGCAGCAACGCGCGTGCGCGCTCGTAAGCGGGGCGAATGACCGGCACTCGGCTATTCTGCCACCAATTGCACAAATCGCTTTCCATGCACGAATGCACGAGCTTTTCCCCCTCCAAATCGAAGGAGTATTGCCCCTTGATGTGACACCAATCGTGCCAAGCGTTGAAAGCCTCGTTGCAGTGTGCGTCGGCAAAGAGCGCGCCCTGATAGTCACCAGGGAACACGATAACTTTGCCGCTCTCCTGATAGGCCGCGGTGCAAGCCTCCAGAGTTTCGGGCGCATTGTCGCGCACATTCCAGCCCGGTGTAACCAACGGCGCGATTTGCAGCGTCGCCAGGGCCAGAGTATCATCAACGTTAGTCCGCATTGTCTCGTCTCGCTCTCAAATGGTTGTGGAATGGTTACGCAATGCTACGCGACTGGCCGTGAATATAGCAATATCTCCTGAAAACACAATTGCAAAGATTAGGCTATTTGCGCAATCTTCGTACGCGGCCGTTCAACAATGCTGGCCGTGCCTATTTCCGCGCGAAAAAGCGCTTGCTGGTCAGGGAACAACTCGAATGCGTCGGCCAGCAATTCATCCGCAATGTCACTCGACGCTGCAACCTGATAGGTTTGCATGGGCTCGTAATAGAGCTTGCCAGCGTCCACCCATTGCCCGACCGTCATTCCGATATGTGTTAGGCCGCCCGCTCGTTCGCGCGCTTTGCGCTCCCATTCGGCCCGAGCGGTGGCATAGCTCGCGCCATCGTTCGCATAATTGGGAAGCGTGAATTGCCATAGCTTCATAGATTGGCCCCTCTCCTAGTTAACGCCCAAATCCGTATGGTGCTAACGATTGCCGTCGTGTGCGCCCGCTCCCTGCGGGGCCGCGCAACGCGGACAACGTTTAGCATACCATTTGCGGAAAGCGAAAGTCAATACCTGTCGAATGGCCCATGTGCACACATCAAGAGCCGCTAACAGCCAGAGGCGCGCACATCGCAAGCAATATTCGGCAAGCTCTATCATGAATAGCCAAGCGTGTAAGAATATTTCAACATCCATCATTGCACCTAGCGTTTTGTGATGCACGCAACAATATTGCGTCGCGTGCATCCCGAAACGTTGGCTATTCGTTGATTAGAATGGCGATGCTTTCCCCCTCGATAGCATCGGCAATGTCATCCATGCGCCGTGCATCCGAGAGCAATTGTCCGCCCACTCCGCTAGTTTCAGGCAACTCCGCGGCCTTGACGGCTTCGCGGTTTGCCTCGGCCTTGTAACGCAATGCATTGACGAGCAATGCGTTATCCTGTGATGTGATCTCGAAGCGCATGTTAGCAACGCCCATCGCAGCCAGGGTCGCGGTCGAGAGGCGGCAATGGCCGCCATGCATTGCGCCAAGACTTGCGAGCCTGATAGGCGTAAATCTCGCCTCCCACGATCATGCAAACGCCAATGAAGAACAGAGCGGCGCTGATAGCATAGATCATGCTCAATTGCTGGCAATCCATGTCAGTGACACACGACAGGCCAGCGAGATAGTCAAAGGTGCGCGACATTTTCTTTCCTCCTAGTTAGCCAGTGAATACAGCAAGCTCGGGCTCCCACAATCCCATTTCGCTCGCAATGAGCGGCATGAGGAAGTGTGCGCTAGCACTTTCGAGCCCATCGGCTAGCGACTTCCAATCAGTATCAATGGCAGTGTTGCGGCTTGCCCTAAGCTCGGCCACATAGCTAATCACTGTATCATTGATAGCGACAAAGCGGTCGATAACGTGTGCATTATAACGCATTTGCTATTCTCCTTTGCGTGAAAGACAAAAGCTAACCCGAATGCGCCAAACCCTAACAAACCAAATGCCTCCGACCTTGCGACGCTGATAGTTTGGCGCGTTGAACATTTGCTAATCCCCTCGCTTTCGAGCCATGAACATAGCACAGATTGCCAGCAATGCAATTGCGAAGATTAGCCAATTTGCGCAACATTCGGCAAGCTCCCTCGATCTCGATCATTGATCGCAGCAAACCACGAAAGAGCTATTGCGCCGTTGTAATTGCTACACCGATGTTGAAGCCGCGCGGCATCATCACTCATGTTTACCATTTGTTCAATATTTCCCATAACACCCATTACCCGGCAATGAGCAATTATCTATCAAATGCTGCTA